TGACGTTTTCGGACGTGGTGATATCAACGAGCTGATAGAACTTATACCCCAGCGTCTCGCTCTGGTCGGCAACGCGGGCCAACTGACCGGGCACGAACTCGACGGTGTTGCCATCGAGGGTGAAGGTCAACGTCGCGGTGGTCGGGGCTGAGTTGAGAGTGGGTATGTATGAGCGGCCGATAGAGCGGTCAAGCTCTGCGCCTGAATATATGCTGTCGTACATAACTAATCTATTCTAATATTTAAATAATTGCCGTCTTTCAACCTTACGCGCTCGCCATCCTTCGTCTTGAAATTAGGACCCGCAGCCTGGGTGATGGTCACCCTGCGCTGGATGCTGCCATCGAGGGTCTTGACCGTGATGGCCTGCGAACGCTCTGTGTCGAGAGAGTTGTCGTCTGAACTGACGATAACGGTAGCATTGCCCTGACCAGTGAAGGTCAGGACAATGTTTCCAGTACCGCTGTTCCAAGGAATCGTTACCTGTGCCATAGACTACTCAATAGTCCAGTTGGTGTTAGATGTAACGCTGAATGAGCTGCTTGTGCTCTGAGAGTAAGCATCCCAGTCGAGAGATACGCTTGCAGGAGATACCTCAAGAACGGCATCGCCGGCAGCCTGGGTGATGGTACATGTGGCGGTATGACCCGCGTCGTCGGTAACGATGAGCTGCACGCTCTTCGTTGTAACGTCGGGGTTGGCAGCAATACCCGTGAACTGGATAGAGAAGGGGAACTCCTGTGTCGCTCCTGGGTCGCCACTGATTGCTTCGCCATTGTTGGTCGCCACGCTGTTTGCGTTGTAGGTAGAGGGAAGATTGAGAGCCAGCGTGCCACCGCTTGCCAATGAGAATGTCAGCTTCGAGGAGTTGCTGGTACCCGAGATGGTCAGCGTGCCACCGGTCTTGTCAACGGCTGCTGTAGCCTGTATCGACACGAACTCAGGCTTACCGGCCTGTGTCACCTGTCGAACCACGTCAGGGCAGTTGGCTGCCTTGAAGGTCATGTTAGTACTTCTGGCGTTACGGCCAGTGTTGTCGGCACCCGCCGTTACATTGACGGTATCATTGCCACTTCCTGAGGTCTTTGAGGGGACCAGCCATGCAGAATATGCCATACTTTTTATTTTTTGTTGTTAATACTATTTAATATTCCAATCTGTATTCGATGCCACCTGGTAATCGACACCATACTGAGGCACGAGCCATACAAGCATCTGAGGCTCGGTAGGTGTCACACGCAGATAGCGTGAAACGCCAGTCTTATCCGTGAGCATCGCCCTGGCAGCGATTCCCGGAACTCCGCGTGCTGATACGCAAACGCCTCCTGTGATAAGCCTTGCTCTTGCCTTCATATTATCCTATTACTCTTACATTGGGGTCAATCCTCAGTATCTCCCTGCGATAGCCGCTGGGGTAGTCGGTGTCGGGTATTTCGAACGTCACCTTCAGCATGTAACGGCCAACACCCAGCTCCGTCGTGTCTGGGAGAACGATATAGTCGCCATCAATAGTGTACAGACACTCTGCCTTGGGATAGGTGTGGTTCTTCGTAGGGTCGTCGTCATTGTAGACGTTGACGGTGAAGTTCACGTCCTCCATCTTCAGGCCGTCATGCAACTCAGCCGATACGAGTATCTTCGCATCCGAACCGATGGTGATGGCACCCTCGTAGATGTTATCAAACTCCTGCGACGCGAGGCGCATGTAGGGCTTGATAAGTTTGTCGTATGCGTAGGGTACGGGGCTCCATGACATCGTGTCGGATGTGCTGCGCTGGCGATACGACTGATCCACCAGCATGAGCGATGCGTGGATAAGATTCTCGGGTACCTCACCCTTCCACGCTATGAGTTCGGAGTAACTACGACCGATATCGTTGAGCACCTGCTGCTCGGCACTCACGCCATACTTCTCCAGTTCGGTGTCCTCATCGTGGAAGTCCTGCTCGATGCGACACTGCTGCTTAATTCGTTGTAATGTCAACCATTTCATATCTTTCCTTTACGTTATGTCTTTACGTATCGGAGATATTGCGGTTTTTGGTTTACCGATAGGCACAAAAAAAAAAGGGAGGCCGCTGCCTCCCCGAGATAATTAACCTTGTCTAACAATAAAAAAAACTTACTACTAACACACTAAAATTAAAATATTAACTAAAAACCATTCCAACTATAGTCGACGTCACGTCGTTTTGGTTATCGTATGAATAAAAGATTATTCAAGACTACATCCTGAGAGCAGTGCCATGATGCTGAACACGATGAACATCACCACCACGAAGATGATGCCACCCAGACAGCCTGCCGATACCATCGCGTCGGCCTCCTCGGGGGTCTGCGGTCGCGGAAACCAGTTGTCGTTGGGGTTGTGATACATTCCATTCATATAGATATCTCCTTCCTTCATTCATTAAATCTGTTTGCCTCCCAGATGCGACGGCTGACGAGCCCTCCGAGTTTCTTACCGCCTGAGTTCACCCAGCGCAGGAACTGCTCCTGAATCTCCCACGTCTTGCGACCGCCCTCGATGTATTTCCTCAGCGTAGAGTTGTTGAAGTTCGTAGGGCCGCAGTTATATATAAAGTCGAGCACGGCGTCATACTTGCCTTGTGTCGAGAGGCATTTCACGCGGTTAGCGATAGCCTCGAACTTAGCGAGGTCTTCTTTCAGGTATTGCTCAGCCTGGTATAGTGTACAACGGTCATCACGCTTAACGCCTGCGGTATGTCCGTAGCCGATGGTCCACACGCCTTTTGTGTCCTGGTAAGCTGTAAGTGCACAACTCTCGAACTTCTTTATCTGATTGATAAGTGTCTGGGATGCTTTCATTTTTTTTCTTGATTTTAATAATTCCCTCAGTCCCCATTATATGGGTCGATGTCTTTTTGTTCATTGATATGGATGGTGTGCTCAAGAGCCTCTGCATCCAATGTGGTTACGCGCTGGCGGTTGTGGCACTTTAGGTCGCCACACATAAAAGGGCGCATAGCCTCTATCATGCGGCCCTGGCGGGCTTGTGTCCGCTTCAGGGCATCCATATCATCTTCACTCTTGCGACGGAAGTCGCGGAACTCATCGGTGAGTTTCGACAGCTGCTCGCGGTATTCGTTGCGTTCGCTTTTGTAGTGGTCGCGCTCCTGACGCAGCTCATCGTTCTGCCGTTTGCGGTCTTCGCGGTCTTCAGCCAGGTCTTTCGCCAACTGCTGATAGTAGTCCTGCCGTTCCTTGGCTGCCTCAATCTTAGCTTTCTCCACCTCGGCCTCCTTCAGCTTGGCTTCGGCTTCGGCCAGCTTCGCCTCGGCAATAGCCTTGCGTTTCGACTGTTTCCAGTAGAAAAAACCACCGATACCCGTTCCACCGATGAACAAACCTATCAGCGAGATGATTGCTTCAAGTGTAATCTCCATCGCCTTACTCTGTCAGATTGGTGAAACACTCCTTTATTTTCGGCCATGCGAGATACGTCAGTGATGCGATACCGGCACAGAATATCCATGCGTGGTTATAACAGGCATAACCCACTCCACCGATTGAGCCTACGGTAGCGAGGCAAAGCAATGCGAATGATATAAACTTCTTTTTCATATTGCGATAAATATTTGGTTTCTTATCTATCGCGCACATCATCGCTCAGGGTTTACCCCGTGACCGCATGACCGCCTATCTCATTTCCTCCATAGATTTACTTGCGCACCGACACCTACGTAGATGTCGGGCTTGCGGTTGAATACTCCGTAGCCTCCGCCCACCTGCAAGCCGACGGTGATCAGTGGCGATGGCTTTACGATTGTCTTCGTGACGGTCTCAGTAATCGTCGGCAAGCGAAGATTGATACTATCCAGTGCGGGCTCATAGCCACTCACCCATGCCGTATACAGAGAATCCTCATATCGCTTCTGCATGATGGGGATAGGCACGTCGATAGAGTCATGCAACGTAATTGTATCGCTGGGACCAGGCACTGGGATGCGAAGATACACTACGCGCCCCGTGTTGATGGTCTCTGCTGGCACCGGCTCACGGATAATCGAATCTTTCCACACTGTGTCACGCTCGATGACTATACTCGGCTCTGGCTCCGTCTGCCAGAACCACACATTCATGGCGACGCTCGCAATCAGCATCGCCACCACAATCCAAAATCCTTTTTTCATAATTACTTTTTCTTAGTTATATTGTCAGGCACGGGCCATATCTTGAAATGATACGCCACGCACGATTCGATATTGGCACCTCTCGACTGCTGCCAGCCTGGTAGTTTATAAATGAGGTCGCAGCGCATCAGCAACCAAAGATCATAAAGCAACGTCAGGCGATAGCCGACGATGCGGTACAACCACGGCCATCGGCACGCCCACACCCGGATGGGGTTCACCACCTTCGTATATCCCTGCGCCCTCAGCGACTGTTCAGCCCGCTTGAATATTTCCAAATAATGCTCTCGCTCCAGCCCACTCATCGGCCCAGAGATATACACACGCGCATTCCGTCCGTATCGCTCAATATGCTCGTCGCAAGCCTTGTCAAACTCCCGCCTCGCCTCGTTCATTTTATTGTCTGTCATTCTTTTATTCTTTTAATAGTTCCTTCAATCTCGTATATCTCGGTCTCAGTCGCCAGTTGGCAACGGTGGTCTCGATGGCTTTGCGGTCGCCCACGATGATGCACTTCTCCTTGGCTCGCGTAACAGCTGTATAGAGCAGGTTGCGCTGGAGCATGATGTAGGCAGATGATGTCAGCACTATCACCACGATGTCATACTCCGAGCCTTGGCTCTTGTGAATGGTCGTGGCGTAGGCCAGTTCCACGTTGTGCAGCGCGCCGCTGTCGTAGCCTACGGTGTCCTGACGGTCGGGATAGCGCACTTGTAGTTCCGGCTCATCGCTCACCTTCATGTGCTCTTTGTTGTCCCACGTAGAAGTCCATTTCCTCACGGTGTGCTCCATGCCCATCACCTCGCCCACGTCGCCGTTATACACGCCCAGCCGGTAGTTGTTCTTCATCTGCATCACACGGTCGAAGCGTCTGAGGCGGTAGTCGCTGATTTCCATAGGCCACCCGTTGGGGTTCAGTGCCTGTTGCAACAGCGGATTGAGCACGTTGCACCCCACCTTGTAGCCGTCCTTCCTCATCGGGCACAATATCTGTATCTCCTTGCCTGGGTAGGCCGTAGGCAGTCGCCGTGCCGCGAGGTCGATGACCGTCTGCTGTGCCTCGTCGTCGTCGGCAGCGGGGATGAAGAAGAAATCATTGGACTTGTTGCGCAGATCGGGCACACGTCCGTGAATGATGTCGTGTGCTGCCTGAATGATATACGAGCCGTCCTGCTGGCGGTATATCTCTGTGAGCCGTACCACGGGCACCACGCCTGAGTCGATGATGTCACCCAGCACGCGACCCGCTCCCACACTCGGCAACTGATCGTTGTCGCCAATAAGTATCAATCTGCCGCCCGGCTTGATGGCTCTGAGCAACGCCCGCATCAGCATGAGGTCTATCATGCTGGACTCGTCGCATATCACCACGTCCTGCCACAGCGGATTGTCCTCGTCGCGTCCGAACGTGCCTTGATATTCCAGCAGCATGTGTATGGTGCTGGCATCCTTGCCCGTCGATTCCCTCATGCGCCGTGCCGCCCGTCCTGTCGGAGCGCATAGTGCATACGACTGTCTGCCCAATGCCCGCAGGATGGCTCTCAGCGTTGTGGTCTTACCCGTACCAGGACCGCCCGTGATGACCATGCAACCATACATCAGCGACTTCTCCACGGCCTCCTTCTGTTGGTAATTGTACTCGATGTTGCTTGTCATCGTTGCCAGTTTCATCGAATCATGCGCCTGAAGCATACCAAGTCCTCGCGTCTGCATCAACTGCTGCAACCTTTCGGCCACCTCCTTTTCTGCATTCAGCATGTCGGGCAGATAGATGAAACCGTCCTCCACCAAGTCGCCATCCGTGAGAGCCTGCTGCAATACCGGCACCACGTCCGTCTGTGCGATGTTGAGCACGTTCTTGTGCGCTGCTTTCTTCGTCAGTTCTTCACGCGGCAGACAGCAGTGGCCTTCCAGTGTCGCCAGTTCCTTCAGCACATACACCATGCCCGCCTTAATCCGTCGAGGATCGCTTTCCGTGATACCCAGTTTCGCGGCTATCTCGTCAGCCCGCTTGAATCCCACACCGTCGATGTCCGTCAGCAGATACGGGTTCTCGCGTATCTTCCGCTCGATTTCGCGCACGTCCTCGTCGGCAAACATCTCCGCGATGCGCCGCTTCATGAAGCCGTGCGCACCAATCTCACCAAGAAAAGCGTTGTACCTCATCTGCGCCTCGTTGTCCTGTCGCTCCTTTTTCCGTAGCTCAGGGCCGAACCGCTCCAGCACCTTCTCACGTAGCATGAATGCCTTCTGCTGGCCGATGCCGTCGATGTGGTAGCAGAAATCCTCCGAGTCCATCATGCGGTCGAAGGCATACCGCCCGAACCGCCGCGCAATCTTCAGCGACAGCTTCTCACCAATGCCGTACACCTGCAAGTCGCGTATCGCCTGCGCTATCCCCTCCACGCTGTCCGTCCCAGGGTCGCACTTGACGGGTATTTCCGTTTTCGTTGTTATTCGCATAGTTCCTTATTCTTTCTAATTCTTTCTAATTCTTTCAATATTGGAAAAGATGGGAAATCTTGGGGGGAATTTCCCATCTTCGCTGTCACTCACTCACCCTCCCCTCGGTAATGTCGAACCCGTGCAGGGCATCTTCCAGCGCGTGAACGATGTCTATCTTGTGGGTCGGCACGGG